CATTTGAAAGTAGATAGTACCAGAGCTTGTCCAGTTGCCCTTTTGGGTAAGCCGACAAACAGCTTTTACTACTTTGTTATCGGGGTTAGCAGTACCAGCAGGACGAGTAGGCCGTAGATAGATAAACGCATGGTAGCCTGTAGTGTTTCTCATTTGTAGATACTTACGTTGGTTCAGGTTAGTGTTCGGCCACTCCTGCCTAACACAAGTATCGATTGTTATATTAGACCAACCAGCGTATTGCATTACTTCTTATCAACCCATTCATCTATACCTATTGTCTTTTCAACGTGGTCATAAATACCCTCGTCTACTACCTCTATAATTCCTTCCTTGAGGTTCTTTATCTTGAAGGTAGTACCTGTTGGCATTGCAACCTTAACTTCTACTGGTAGTATACCCATTTTGCTACCGCTTGACAAGGCACTAAGGGGTTTGGCAAGAGCAGTAAACCAACGGTTTTGGCGCATTGTCAATACTCTTTCACCAGCATGGAGAGTAGCCGATACCTCACCACCACCAGCATACGATTGATTTGCTATTTGGTGAGCTAGTGCTTCTGCTGGCCCGGTCGGGTATCTTTCACTAATATATTTGAAACCACCACGTATTTGGTCTTCAATGGTAGAGGCCTTACCTTTAGGTAAATACTTAGGAAAGTTAAAGGGCATGAACTGGAACAAACCCCAAGCACCCATACTACTCGTAGCATTAGGGTCGAAACCCGATTCTCTCATAATCAATTCGTGAAGTTGTGGCATCTGTCTAGGCCATTTATCATCAAAGAAGTTACTCATCTTACCCCAAATATCTCCACCTTCCATTTGACCGCCGCCGCCGCCCTCAACCCAGCCCTTTGGTATACCCCAATATTGCGCTCGACCAGGATACGGGTCATTTGGGCCTAACCAACCGACTCCACCAGCTTTACCACCAGATTCAAACCACTGTCCAAGGACTTTACCATAAGCGTGACCACCACCAGCACCGCCGTTCCAACCATAAATCTCAAAGCTACCAGGTACGCCTTGTTGTATTACTCCTGGTAATCCAGCGGTTGTAAGCCGTCCAGTTAAAAGACCGAGTTGGTTTAGAATCCAAGATATCAAACCAGAACAATCGAAACCGCCTGGTTGCCAACCGCCCCACACGTAAGGGTCACCAGCAACAGAGTCAACAAGGGCTTTAACCTGGTTAGCCATTGCTCCCCCGCCCATTCCAAACCTCTCAGTAAGAGCGTTCATAAGTTGTTGGGCATCAGTACCTAAGAACTCACTCAACCATCCCCAACCTCTACCCATATTGCCTTGAATTAACTCCATTAAATGCCTAGCAAACTTTTCCCAACCCCCAAACTGACCTGTTAGTATAGACATTAAATCTTCTTGACTCATACCTTCAATCAAGCCCATAATCATATACTTACCAATCTTTTGGAACTCTTTAGACGGGGACTTGATACCCAAGCGAACTTTAACAGCACCGATAAGCGTTTTAGCCAAGGCAGTACCAGCCTCACCCATATAGTGAGCGTTCAGTAGCAGTATGTTTTTCCAATGCTTAGGTAAACCCTTGAGCCACTTACCAAACTTCATTAGCTTCTTCTGCATAGCTTGGGTTACCTTTTCCATATTTTCAGCTGATTGGTTCTTTAGTTTCTTCCAATTGACACCTTCGTTGAAACCTTGAGTAGTAGCTACACCAAGTTTTCTTGCTTCCTCAGACGGTGAACGAATACCAAGACTCTTTCTCAGCCCTTGCATAAACTTCTTGGCTGTGTTTTTCCCAGCTTTTAGGATTCCTTTTATGCTTCCTTTTTTAAAACCCCCACCTGTTGCCTTACCAGCTTTTTCGCCGTCTTTTGGAGCGTTCTTGGTACCTCTCCTAAAGCCTCTTCGGATAGCATTACCAGCTGCTTTACCATCCCTACCTGCTCCCTTGGAGCCTTTACGGTAACCTTTTCGGGTACTTTGTCCTGCTTGTTTACCAGCACCAACAATGGCTTTGAGTCTATCTTTGATTCCTTTAATCATTTGGTTTACAAGCTTCTTACCTGCTCGATATAACCAACCCATTCTTTTTACTATGGCGTTGAAAAACATACGTGGTACTCTAAATAACCATTTTCTAAAACGGAATAGCTTATTACGTATTCTGGCTACAACTCTATTAACACCATCCTTGGTAATGAGTACCAATACGTTCCAGTATTCTCTATTTTTTGCCCACTGTGCAAGGAAGGAGTTATTTAACCACTCCATAACTGCCCTACCAAACGCACGATATTTGCTTAGTACACCATCGGGGCCAAAGAACCCCAAGCGAACAATCTCTTTTAGGCTATTGAAATATACTCTGGTACCTCTTATTTGTTTACCTTGGTGACCTTTTCTCCTTTCGTTTGCACTAGTATAAAACAAGCGGTCAAGGTTGGCTATCTGCTCCTTGAAGAAACGAAAGATACCAGCCATTGTTGTGTTACCTTCTCTTTGGTAAAACTGCTCTCTTTTTAGAAAACCTTTCTGTAATGCCAAGCGCCGTTTGCGGCTTAGTATGTATGTACCTGATTGCTTATTAAGAGAGCCTTTAAGAAGTCTGTTAATTGTTTCCCCGCCAGCATAAGCTATACCTTGTCGTTTTCGATTGAAATCTTTTTGGTCTTTTTCAGCTTTTTTGTCGGTAATACCTCGTAGCCTATCAGCCTTTTTCTGATGCTTATCAGCAATATCCAAAAGCTCTTTAGCACCTTCAAAATCACCTTTAACAATGGCTTTCCAATACGCTTTTCTACGAGCAAGATTAGCCTTTAATTCCTCTTCATCTGCTTTTTGTGCCGATGTGGTAACCTTAAATTGTTCTCCAACTAAGCCACCTTCCATGCCCTCTAAGTAGGCAGCACTCTCCCTTTCCCCTTGTTTTTCAGCTTCCTTTTCTCGCTTATCAAAAGACTTTGCCCTAGCCTTATCTTCTGCCTTTCTACCCTTTTTGGTTTCCTTAGAATGGCCGTCACTATATTTCTTACCGGTTGCTTTACCTCCTTTCTCAGCTTCATCAGCTGCTTTGCCTATGCTTTTACCAAGCATACCACCTATCCCTTCAACGGTACCCTTTATAATGTCATAGATTGCTGTTGCACTATCGACAACGGCATTTTTGGCTCCCTCTCCCATGAGGGAAAAGCCAGCGGTCATATCCTTGACACCCTTAGCCATGAGCTTACGGTTGCCAGTTATAAAACCCCAAAGGATTTCTCCAACCCCCCAAATAACCTTACCAAGACCTACAAATACCTTAACTACACCAGCAATTACATTAACTATAACACTAAGGACTATTGCCAAACCAGCAAAAGCTACAAGTAAAGCTCCACCAACTATAGCAGCAACCAGTTTCAATGCTGGTATTAGCAAGGGTTTAAGTAGTCCGTACAATTCCTTAATGGAATCCCATATATGACCAAAAGCAGTTATCACCGGTTTCATAATAGGTACGAGATATTTCCACATTTTAGAAAGGACATACCCAACAGCAACTACTATACCAATTATTAAAGCTACCTTAGCAAGTATAAGGACAAAGGGAAGTAAAGCATGACTCATAATTACGCTTACAGCACTAGCCATTAACCCAAACATAATAAGCAAAGGCCCAATTACTGCCAATATAGCAGTAAATAATATAAGCATTTTCTGTGTTGGTTTTGGTAGAGCGCTGAAAGCGTTAAACAATCTCTTCAAAGCACCAGCAACAACTCGTATCGAGGGAGCAAGTAACTTACCAATAATTAGACCAGCGGTTTCAACACTACCACGTAATTGCTCCAAAGCTCCAGCAATACCGCCCATTCGAGCAGCAGCCATCTTGGAAGCAGCGCCAACCTCGGAGGTCTCCTTGATATATTTCTTCATTCCCGAAACGCCCTGGTCATAAAGAACAGCAGCCGCTCGAATAGCATCTGTACCAAAGAGGATTTGCATGGTAGACATACGTTGTTTCTGTGTCATACCGCCAAGTTTATCTTGGAGTTCCTTGACAATTCCAACCATCGGTTTCATTTCGCCGTTGCCCTTATAGAAACTCATACCAAGGCTGTCCATTAGTTCCTTAGCTTTACCAGTTACCGGGTTGAGTCTTTGGAGAAAGACCTTGAATGATGTACCAGCATCCGAGCCTCGGATACCAGCATCAGCAAACACCGCTAGGACAGCGGCGGTTTCTTGGATACTAAGCCCTGATTGGTAGGCCATAGCGGATACCTGTTGCAAAGCAAGCGTGATATCCGATACCTCAGCACTTGAAGCATTAGCCGCACCAGCAAGCGCATCGACAGCTTCCTTGGCCCTTGTAGCAGGAAGATGGAAAGCGTTAAGGGTAGTTCCCATGACAACCGCTGATTGAGCCATATCAAGCCCTGAGGCAGCAGCCAAGTTCAATGTTTCTTTCAAAGCACCAGCTTTAATCTGTGCCGGTGTGATACCTGACTTAGCAAGTTCTAACATGGCCTCCGCTGCTTCGTTAGCGGAGTAGATAGTATCGGCCCCTAGCTTGATAGCTAGTTTACCCATTACTTTAAGTTCTTTGTTTGGAGCGCCGGTAGCTACGGCAATCTGGCGCATGGATACTTCAAACTCAGCAGCGGTCTTAACAGCCATTGTACCAGCGGCTATAATAGGTAGGGTAACGTACATCGACATTGTACGACCAACAGCCCGCATTTGGTTACCAATGCGGCCTATCTCACCTTTCATCCTATTTCGGGCCTGTATATCTACAAATAGTGTCCCGAGGTGGCCTTCAAGCCCCAATTTAACTTACACCCTCTTTCTCTTTCTTCTCTACCATTTTCCGGTCATGGAACTCTTTTAGCATTAAGGCCTCACTCATCATAGCCGAGCGAGTCATTGGCCCCTTGTCCTTACCGGTACCTTTCTTACCAAGTAACTTCTCTATAGTTAAGGGCTTACCCTTACTGTTAATCATCCCTGTTTGCACAGCTACCCAAGTTGCATGGACAGCCAACAAGGGCAGCATATGTTCTTGTTCAAACTTCATGGCAGAAACGAGTGCTACGTTAATCTCTCGATAAGTTGCCTCCCAAAAATCCTGTTCTGTCTTCTTACAAAGTGCTATGTAGCTATGTCGTAGATAGCCCCAATCTATTCCTTTTTCTTCGGTGGCAAATGGTCTTTGGGAGTCTTCGAGTTTTTTTCGTCATTCTCTTCTGGCATTGCCATGTTCATAGCAGACCCGATAGCTGATTGGAAATCGGCCAAGTTTGCCATCGTAAACAAACCGCCTACTTCCTCTTCGGAAATGTCTGTATGGTTAGCTTGCAACCCAACAAACAATACCTTACGAAGTTTCCCAATAGCACCCTTTGGGTTTTCCTCGAAATCAAAAGCAGCTTCGATATTACCATACGCTTCTTCCAGCACCATCAAAGCGTTGAGGTCGTACCTTAAGTAAAAGACCTCTTCTTCTACCTTAATTTCGATACTCTTTTTTCGTAGTTTCGAGAGTTTCTTTTCTACCATTTTAGTTCTCCTTTATCTAGTTAGCCTACCCGTTAAGTTTAGCTACCAGTTGTGTCGAATGTTAGTTCGCCACTGATTTTTAAGGTAAAAGAAACCTCTGCCTTGTCGTCAAAGGGCAGAGAGACCTTAAAACTGGTAAGCATCCCGGTACCCGAAAAGCCGTACCCTTGAGGGGTTTGGACTGAAAAGGTTACCAAGGTAGTATCGTTAGATACCGCTTGGATAACTTTCAACATACCGGCATCAGACGGTACGTAGTTACCTTCACAATCGATTTCTCCAGCTTCAATCAGGCCGGGAATAAACTCTTTCCACATCGATGAATCGTGGCTGGTTACGTCAACATCGTCCCGCTTTGCAGCAGGCCCGTCAATCTTTGTAAGTTCAGCAACAGGTGTATCATCGATTAGAAAAATGGTTCCCTGAGCAAAAAATGCCATTGTAATTCATTCCTTTCTAGTAAGTTTCCTTACTCTTGGTTATTATACTATAGATAGCCTACTCTTGTACAGTAAGTTCGTAGTCGGCTGATAAGCCAGTAAGCTCTTCCTCTGCTTCTAATGGTAAGAGTGATGGCCCTCTTACTCGCTTGGTGTACAACATATCATATCCTGAGATAAAAAAGATTTGCTGATGTAGAATATTATCGATTGCGCTCATAATATCTTCTGCTACAGATAAGCGATTAGACCATACGTTAATCTGGTAAACCGCTTGTTCGCCTCTGGAGCTATGGGTATCATCTGGAAGGATAACTATATTAAATAAGCAGATATAGGGAGTGGTAGCCCCTGGTGGAGCCGGGTAAGTAAAAATGGCCGGTTTACTTTTAAAGGTCTCTATCAGTGAAGTTATAGTTGATTGATTAGCAAGGTATATTTGCAACCCTCTTCCTATTGCTTTGAAGTCAGCCATTATTACCCAACACCTTTCAAGATACGATAAATCGTTGGTAAGACAGCATAGATTGTCTTTCTCATAAATGGCCGGGGGGCCATCTTAGAGGTACCAAACTCTAGCTTTGGGGCATATTCCATATTGGTACTGACTATACCGGTAACCGTTCCAGCAATCTTACCTACAAAGTGGGTAATACTAGCCCTCAAGTCACCGGTTAATACGGTCGGAGCTTCACCTGGAGCAGATGCTTGGTGGTGTCTACCCTCTATATTATACATCTTACCGCTACCTTGTTGACTAAGAGCAGCCTTGACT